TTTTAAAGTCTTGATGTTGAGTTGCGTGTTGTAACTCATGAAAAAACATTTGCCTAAATTTTTTACTATTAGGACTGCCTAAACCTGGATATTTTGGACCAACTACAATAGCACCCTGTCTGCTTATTGTAGGGTCAAAATGTGCTCCGTTTCCAAGATCAGGATCGACATAAAACTCTACATATTCTAAATTTGGATACTCATCAAACAATTCTTTATGAGTAGGAATAATATTCCTAACAATTATAGGGTAATGTTTAGTAGATTCTTTTAAAGTTTGGGCACCGTCACCATTTTTAATTTCTATGCGACTGTCATCTATTTCAAACTTAAAAGGGTTTTGGGGTTTTACAACAATACCTGATTCGTCAGCTGGATTTGCTTTTTCAATTTTTGCTATTTTTTCATTGATTTCAGCAAGCTCTCTTTGATACTTAGTTATTTCTGATGCAGCAGAAGATGAATTTTCAGTACTAATCTGTTTAATTAAACCTTCAATATGATCTCGGATACCTACTAAGTTCTTATACTCTGGGCTAAGATCTGCAAGTGTTTTTCCTTTATTATTTAAATAGTCTTCAGGTGTACCTGTTCTAACTCTACCTGTTTCTGCTTCAATTTGAGCAGGACTTGCACCTGCAGCACGTAATCTTTCGGCCCGAAGTAAGCTTGCATTACCATAAGACTTAGCACCTGGTCCCCCAAAAATACGTAAAGTATCTGCACCACCAGGGACATCAAACATAGTAGATGCTGCTGCAGTACCTCCAGTAAGCTCAAACACTTCTCCAAGAGTTACATCTGATGCACCTTTTTCTCCTGAAAGCAAGTCTCCAGGAATACTAATAGTTTCCCAAGCATCTCCTGCAATAGCTTTTGCAGCAGCAATAGCTTGATCTGCTGTAGGTGCTGTAGGGTCTGCAAGATATTCTTTTACGGCAGGTAGTACATCTTCTTGTATTTTAGTCTTAATTGTTCTTTGATCTGGGTTACGTCTTACAGTGTATGTATTACCCAACATTGTACGATACACAGGGTTGCCAGCGTCATCTTCACCAACTAGCCGATCGTTAGAACTGGCATCTAAGGGTCTTTTAAAAGCAGGGACACTGCTAATGTCCATAGGCTTGTTAGCTTCAAGGTACTCTTCTGTAGAACGAGTATCATCATCTGCTGCAGGTAGCATAGAGGACATCTGAGAAGAAACTTTAGCCATTTACTTTTTCCCGAAGCATTTGAAGTGATCTTAATGCACGAATCTCACCTTGAAGCCTGTAAAGCTCCTCTGGCTCGTTACGTTGTTCTAGTTGTTTATGTGCAAACGTTATCCGAGTGCTAATCTCTTCAAGCATTGCATCCCAAGAATCTTTATTATTTACGACTAGTTTTAGGCTCATGCTGCACCAGTGTTAGCTGAGAAGCCCTGTTCTCCTGGCTGAGGGGCTGTACCGATTCCGATGTTGCCACCCCCGCCTCCAGCAGTATCCTGCACTCCTGGGGCTGCTCCTTGGCCCTGTGGAGCTATTGGCTGTCCATCAGGTCCAACTTGTGGTTGTGGAGGTTGTGGATTAGCTTCTTGGAACTTCTTTAGAATCTCTGCTTGTACTGCAGCATCAGACATAGAGTTCACTAGCTTGTCTGGATCAAGGTCCATAGCTTTTGCAATCTCACGAATAATGTAGTCCATCTTAGCAAACGGTGCTAGTACAGGGTTTTGTACAACCTGTAAGAACTGCATCAAACGTTGACTACGTACTTCGTTAGCCATCAAGCTTTCTGTACCACGAGCTTTTACATCCATGTCACCTTTGATCTCTTCATCAAAGTCAAACTGCATGTTAAAGTGGAAGAATGCTTTTGCAATTGGTCCTAGTAGGTAGTCATCTACGTTTTTGATTACGTTACGGATAGAGCCGTTAGCAGCAGACATGAGCATAGAAATACCAGAGGCAGTACGACCAACTCCCTGTACGCCTGTCTGACCATGTGCGAAGGAAGGAAAGCCAGTTGATTCATCTGCTAGTACCCTTGCTTTGTCGAACATTTGCATGTTTTCGTTTGATACATTGGGGAACTTAGTACCAAAGATAGCCTGACCAGGAGCACCACCTTGGCGGCGGAATACTTTGCCAGGATATACTGATAAGTCCTGACCAGGAACTAGGTTAGTCTCATCAACTTCGATCAACATGTTTCCTGACAGTGCAGCGTTGTCTACCGCCATACGCATAAAACCATTCATCAATGTTTGTGTATCGTCCATGTTTTCTGCTAGACCTACACCAAACATGTTGTACGGGTTTACCTCATATGGCACTGCATAATAAGGAATAATAGATGGGGTGAACGGATTCATGACAAGTCTGAGAACTTGACCATTACAGACCCAAATGTTTACAGATACTTGATCCATATCTTTTAAGTCGTCTGGGATGTCTACGTCATGTCCCTCTAAAACTTCTGTATCTACGTTCCCCCAGAACTCAAGAACCTCAAACCTTTCGGAACGAGACTCTTGAGAGTCATCTTCCATGACCTGCTCCCACCACTCTTTTGTGTAAGATTCACCCATAGAGATCGAAGTGTCGATAGCATTTGCACGGAAGAATGGACGGTTTTTCAAAGCACGTAGTTGTGAACGAGACATTTTGTGACGTTCTACGACATACTCTGCTTCATCCATGTTTGCTGCGTCTGGATCAGGGTAAAAGTTCCAAATAGATACAGACGAAGTTTGTGGCACTGTCTTAAACTTAGGTGAGTATTCACCATCGTCATTCCAGTTAGGATACTCTTTGTCTACAGCAAATGGGCCTTTCATAACGCCTGTGCCAAACAAGGCACACTCAAATGCTGCTACACGTAGTTGTTTGTTTGCACCTGACTCTTCTAGCTGATCGTGGATTTTCTTTTCCATCTTTTTAGCTGAAACCATTGCAGGGTGAATAGTAATTTCTGTAGGAGTTTTACCTTCACCTTCTTGCAACTTGTCCATCACAGGGGCTAGTCTGTTTTCCATACCAGCAAGACGTTCACGCAAGTCTACAATAGTTTCACCTGGACGCAACTTAGTATCTTCTGGACCAAACTGAGACTTAGCTTCAGTCATGTTGTTGTTAGATTCAAAGTTTACTGACTCTGCCACACCCTCTGGTAAAGTTGTAGGGTCAATAGTGATCGGAAACTTGTTGTTGCCGAACAATACATCCACAATTTGACCATAGGCAGCTAGTACCTTGGTCTTTGTAACTTTGACAAATACTTGTGATTTTTCTGTAGAAGTAAACTGTACGTCTGGTCCGTACAACCCACGGTAGTTACGATAAGCTTTGACCCAACGCTGCTCTTCTGTTTCACGTGCAGTAGATGCTTTACTATAACGTTCTTTAACTAGACCTACAACACTACCTGCAAGTGGGTCTGAATATGTATCTTCTTTCATATCCTCAATAGCTTGAGACTCGATAGAGTCCATTGCCATTTCGTTTTCAAAGATGTCATCTTCTTCCATGTTTTTTCCTTAGTATCCGAAGGTAGGATCGCTTGCTTGAAATCCTGAGCTTTGCATTGGGTTGTAATCAAACAATCCGCTTCTTGGTCTAGTCATAACGCCATATCTTAAGGCATCGTAAAGGTGATCTTCTGCGTTTGTATCTACATCTTCTGGGTTGTTTTTATCCAAAGGTATAGATGGAAGTTGTGCAACAAGATTTTTACAAGTGTTAAAGATTACCATTCTCGGTTCTTCAGTAAACTCATCTACCTGTAAACGTCTGTGTATTTCGTTTTTACCTGCTACACGTGATCCTTTTGATCTATCTGCAGGACGCCACCGACATCCTTTAACAATCATCTGTTCAGCAAGACTAGGGCCAGTATCACCACGCTTATGCCACAAAGAAGAGTCAAGAACTCCATAACGTATCTTTTCGTCTACTTCTTCTTCCAGAATCATGTCAGCTAAATCTGTTGCCAGAACTTTACTGACATACATTTCACGGTAAACAACTAATTGTTCATCGGGGGCTACTGCAATCCAAACGACACCAGTGTAAGAACCGTAGCCGTAGTCACATGCACGAAACTTTGGCCAACTATGTGGAATCTCAAAGGGTTCTACCACATGAAGCCGACGACTAAACTCAGGGAATGCAGCTCCTTCATTGATGTCCCAGTCACCTTCAAGTAATTGTCTACGTTGGTGCTCAGGTAGAGACAAAAGGTTGGCTTCATACATCCCATCGTCAGACAGGAAAGGGTTGTCAAACAGAGTTGCAGGGATAAACTTCCTTTTAAAAAGAGGTTCACCCTCTCTGCTGTGACCCTTTGGCCATGTAATTGTTTCACCGCTATCTGGGTCTGTAGCCCAAAAAGGTTTATTATGTGCGCTGGGGTCAATAAAAGTCTTTTTAACCCAAGCATGTCCTGGACCACCAGGGTTGGTTGTGGCCCTCATATATAAAGGTAGCCCACTAGCTTTGGTTGAACGAAGACGTGACCTCATATAGTTCCAAGGATAGGGAGTAGGCCATTGCGTTAATTCGTCAAAACCAATCCAGTTAAATGCCTGACCTTGATAGCGCATAACGTCATCATCACGGTCAAGATAAGACATCCAGAGTGTAGCTCCACTAGGGGCTACCCAAGTCTTATCTCTTTCCATAAACTTAATTCCAGGAATTGCTCTGGGGTAAAGTTGTTTAGATACTGAGATAAGCTCTCGTAGTTCTTCTGTCGATCTACGGACAAGAAGCATTCTTGCCTGTGGATTATTTAAATATCTAACTGGGTCGGCAACCATTGCATATGATTTACCACCACCTGCGGCACCACCATACAATACTTCTTGTTCTGTAGCAGAAAGAAAGGATGTTTGTGGACCTGGGTTTGGCTCAAAGATAATTTCACGTTGAGCTTGTTCTACGTCAATCGGCTCTGGCTTCGGAGTCGCTGGCACTGCCTCCACCATCAACCCTTCTTCTTGCACCGATTCTTGTTTTTTCGAGCTTTTCCGCCTTTTCTGCTGCCTCTTTGTACCGCTGGGCATAGAAATTTTGGATTTTAGCTGCGTTCTTACGTTTTTGCTCAAGGTTTACCCTCTTATACAAACCTACATGGGAGATATTTCTACCAGAGGATGTACTTAACCAAGCAGCTACTTCTCTGTAACTATATCTTTTCAAATGCTTCTTAGCTTGTTCAAAAAGCTCTAGTTCTTCTGGTATTGGCAGTAGTATATCATCATCACTGGGGTCTTGTCTATAGCCAAATGGTATGGTTCTACCAATTCTTACTACAGGAACCCATTCATACTCACCATCTACTTTTTGTGGTTTAGGTAACTTCCAAGTTTTAGTCTTCATCTGTCTTTGGAGGCAGGATGAACAAAGGGTTTTCGGCTTTTACTTCGACTTTTTCAGTTTTTACAAAGCCAGCTCTATCAAGGAAGTCCTTTGCCGCTGCCATCTTCTCTTTATTGCCCAAGTCGGTGGGGTTTTGCATTACGTGCATCATAGACCAAACAGCTCTTGGCCCATTTTGTGCGATAAAGTCACGTGTACGTTCAGCAATTTCTGCTTTAAGAGATGCCATAATAGACGTACTAGACACGCCTTGGGCGTACCCTGCAATCTTTAGTGCTTTTGCAGGGTTGCCTTCGGCTTCATTAAACAGTGCATCTAAAAATGCTTGCTGTTTTTCAGTAAGTTGTTTCGCCATAAAGTCGTTGCCTTATTTCTGATCGACCAATTCCTAAGTCTCTCAATTCACGGTCAGACATATTCATCAGTAGATAATAGTCTGCACGTCTTTGTTGCATATCTTGAATTTTGTGTACTAATTTTTTAAACATTTTTATCTCCGTTAGTGGCACTATTGCCTACGGAGAGTAGTTTTACACATATAGTTATAACATACTATTGCTAATATTGCAACCCCGTTATCCCACAGGGACAAAGGTTTCAGTTACAGTAACAATGCTGTCAATGTGTCCTGCCGCATTAGGTTGTACCTGTATCTTATCACCTGCTTGTAGGACAAGATCAATATCAGCAAACTCATGATAGCCGCCACCAGCTAAACTCTTATCATTTAGGAAATGTGAAGTATAAGCATCTGCAGCTACATACCACTGGATAGTAACACTGTTAGTTGCACCATCGCCATTAGCCACAAGAATATAGGTAACTTCAGCTACACAATTAGCTGGGCATGTATATACGTCTTCTACGGTAGTGCCAGAATTGTGACCGTACACTGAACGTCTACGTGCTGGTTTACCTTGGTTGTTTAGCATTACCTATTACCTGCAGAAGTCCGAGGCTTTAGACCACGTTTTGCCATATCCTTACGATAAGCTACAATACCACCACTATTTGACTTACGCCATGTGTCGTAGTAAGGGCCAAACTTAGTAGGTTCTTTTTTAGTTTTTGGTTTAGGTTTATTGTCTACGCCAGCACCTGCAGCAATTGCTTTAACAGAAGAAGCATCTCCACCTATTTGTTCTCGTGCAACTTTGTTTCTTTCATTAGCTGCTTTAACTTCTGCTTTTTCTGCAGCAGTCATTTGATTTACGTTAAGTTTTTTAGAGCCAGGGCGTAGTTTTGGACGTGGTGAAATACCACGTTTTAGATCTTCTGCATACACAGCTAGTTGAACTTTACCATTCTTGTCGGTATAGTACAGTGAGCCAGCTTTTTTAGCTGCTGCAATGCTTTTATATTTACCAGCATTCTTTTTAGCTTTAGTTGCAGTGGTACCTTTGTTTTTTAACCATGCGTTAGCATACTCTCTTAATGTCATCTTAGCCATAATTATTTCCTTATCTAAACAAGCCTGTTTTACGCATATCTACCATGCCACCTTTAGACATACCAGGTTTACGTGACTGTTTCTTTTCGTACTTACCGCCTGGGCGATTAACCTCTTCACTAACCTCTTGTCGTGTTTTTGTTATAAATTGCCTTGCAGTTTGAGTACCAAGAGCACCAGCAATTTGCTTACGTGCTTTTTTACGTTCTTCACCTTTTAGGTCTTTAGGAACTAGCATATCTAAAGCTTCTGCAGTAGTAAGCTCTCCTTTTTCTACCTTTGCAGCAATTGTTTTAAATCGTGGAGAAGTAGCAAGTGAATATTCTGCAGCCTCTTGAGTATGCATACGTTTAGTTACTGCGGGTTTGTTTTTCTTTTTATCAGCCATTACTTATCTCCACACCCTCTAATGCCTGTATTCATTTTGCCAGTAGACTTAGTTAAGCCACCTTCTGCATAACCTTTTTTCTTAGTCATACCACCATGCATATAGCCCATCTTT